GTATTGTTGAAGATGTTTAAACATCTGTTAACAAATGAGTTAGTTACGGAGAAAGTTCTTGGGTTTGCCATAGTTTCTCCTTTATTGATATTTCAGCCAAGGCTCTCCAGTAGTCCTTGTCTTTGATCGGGAGTGTAGCAAACTTTTGCCTAGAAGTCAAGCGTTTACTGCTGAATAGCAGGTATAGCTTTTTTGCAAGGCTATCGTATTTAGTTTTGTGTGGATAGTTTTCTTTCATGTTGTCCTGTAAGAGAGAAGGGGCTACCTCTTTTGAAGATAACCCCTTCGGATGTGGAAGATGTGGTTCCCCAAACTGTTTCTAAAAATTCCATCTAGAAGAAGTAAGGTTCTTTGTGCCCCCCATCTATAATTCTACTTGCAGTATATCACAAGTAACTGTTTTTGTCAAGAGGAAAATGCGTCAGACCAGTTGCCTTGAACCGCGCCTTTAGCGTATTCCGTCGCCCTAGTTTCAAAGAAGTTTTCGTGGGCTTGTCCATTGACAATAAAATCTACCCAATCTAGCGGGTTTTCTTTTACCCCGTAGTTAGGTTTTAATCCTAGCTGTAGTAGTCTTCGGTCTGCCATATAGTGAATATATTTCTTCACTTCATCTGGAGTCAAACCTTCAACAGGTCCTTGTTGGAAAGCTAAGTCAATAAACTTTTCTTCCAGTGTAACCATATCCCTACATATATCATATAAAGATTTCTTAAAGTTATCATTCCAAATGTATGGCTTCTCATCAAGCACTACACTTAAAAGCTTTAGCATGTTCTCAACGTGGTGGTTCTCATCTCTGATAGACCATGCCACAATCTGCCCCATGCCTTTCATCTTACCAAATCTTTGGAAGTTAAGAAGCATAACGAAAGAACCAAACAGCTGTAGTCCTTCACCGAATGCAGAGAACACCGCCATATCGCGAACGATTTTTTCTTCTGCCGTGCCCCCCTTGCTTTGCCAGAGGTAGTTATGTTTGTCAGCCATCTCTGCATACTCTTGGAATGCTTTGTACTCTTTGTCATCCATACCTATTGTATCATTAAGTAATGAATAACTATGAGCATGGTTTGCTTCTGATGTAGCAATAGCTGATAACATCATTCTCACTTCTGGTTTCTTAAACATTGGTATATACACATCCATATAGGCTTGTGCAATATCAACATCTCCTTGTGTAAAGAATGTAAGAATCTGTTTGACTAGATTCTTTTCTGCATCTGTCATCTTAGAGTTCCAATCATTTACATCTTCATGTAACGGAACCTCACTTGGTAACCAATGCATCTTCTGTTGTTGATCATAGGCTTCAAAAGCCCATGGATATTCAAACGGTTTATAATATTCTCTTCCTTCAAATACTGACATATATTTCCTTTCTATGCTTCACAAGCCACACACTCGGCTTCTTCTTGTTTAAAGTCTGGTCTGATTGATCTTTCTATCTTACTTGTTAAGTTTTCTACTTTCTTTAAAGCAGTGCTTCTTAAATAGTAAAGCGTCTTCACTTTCTTTTTCCATGCTCGGAAATGGATACTATGTAAAGTTCTAGTATCTACATCTGGTGGTAGGAATATGTTTAAACTTTGAGATTGACAAATGTATTGCTGTCGATCCGCCGCCAAGTCTACTAACCAAGACTGATTCATCTCAATAGCAGTTCTAAATACCTGCTTGTCTTCATCAGACATAAAGGACAAGTGTTGAACACTACCACCATTAGTAACAATAGACTTCCAGACTTCTTTGTTATTTCTATCGTACTTAATCAACACTCTTTCTAAGTATTTATTTCTCATCTGAAATGTTCCGCTTAAAGTCTTTTGTGAAAAAGAGTTCGCGCGTAACGGTTCAATAGACGGAGAGGTTCCCCCACATATAATGGAAGACGAGGCATTGGGTGCGACGGCTAGTACATGGGAGTGCCGTAATCCTGTACCTTCCATATCAGAAGGAGATCCTCTCTCTGCCCCAAGTTTGCGGTTAGCATCTTGAGCCTTTTCATGGATGTGCTTGAAGATATCTTCATTGATATCTTTAGACAGAGGGCTATCCATAGCTATATGTCTTCTTTGTAAATAGCTGTGGAAACCCATAGCGCCTAAACCAATTGCTCTTTCTTTTCGTGCACTGTTAACAGCCTTCCACAAATAAGTAGGTGCTGTTGTGATAAACGATTCAAGAACATTGTCAAGCATACGTACCAAATCTTCTATAAAATTCGCGTTGTCTTTCCACTCGTCATAGTATTCTAAGTTAACAGAAGACAAACAACAAACCGCTGTACGATCTGCCGCAGTAGGTAATGTAATCTCAGAACATAAGTTTGAGTGATTGAACTTTAGTCCTAGTTTCTTTTGAGATTCGGGCAAAGCCGCATTGACTGTATCGATAAAGGATAGGTATGGTTCGCCAGTCGCAACCCTTGTCTCAAGAATCTTAATCCATAAAGTTCTCGCATCTGTGCTTTTAATTACTTGCTGTGTGTGAGGATCAACCAAATCCCAATGTGCCCCCTTCTCTACAGCTTCCATGAAAGCATCAGTAATATTTATACCATGATGTAGATTTAAATTCTTTCTATGAATATCTCCACCTGTAGGTTTTCTCATCTCAATAAACTCTACAATCTCTGGGTGTGACACATCCATGTATGATGCATAACTACCACGACGTGTAGCGCCTTGGTGAAACGCGGTCATCTGTGAATCAACGACATGCATGAAAGGAATCACACCTGTAGTTTTATTGCCAATGCTGGTTGCCATGCCTTGAGAACGCACGTGACCCCAGTAACCGCCGATTCCGCCACCCATACTTGACAACCAAATATTCTCCGTATAGTGGTCGGCTAATCCTTCTCGTGAATCATCTACATAATTTAAGAAACAAGAGATCGGTAAACCTCTTGATGTTCCGCCATTGGATAAGACGGGTGTTGCAAACATAAACCATAGTTTACTCGCGTAGTCATATAATCTTTGGGCATGAGCTTCATCATCAGCGAAAGCTTTTGCCGCTCGAGCAAAGCCTTCTTGAGGACTAGCCTCAGTCGGTAATAAGTATCTGTCTTTTAATATTAGTTTGCCCGCTTCTGTCAACAAGTCGTCGCGAGAATAGTCTATGTTTATTTGCATATAAGCTCCTTTAATTTGATTGTTTAGTTGAGACGAACTTCGCATTCTATCATACTCCATTCTATTTATCAAGTGACCTAGGGATAACAATGCTGTGATCAACGCTAATATAACCCGCGTCTTCCATAGCTTTCACGGTTTGTTCCAGTTCCCCAGGATTCGGGATTTTTCGGAGTAGTTCTCTCTTAAATAATTTAAGACTGACATACTTTTGTCCGCTGTTTTCCATAATCCCTTTGACCCAAACCCGCATATCTTGGGCAATTTTTCCTGTCCTACCCATACCAAATCCTTCTAAGGCTTTTGGCATTGTAGATTCTACTTCAAACATTAAGTCCTTGGTTCTTTTCCAATGATCTAATGTTATAATTCTTTCACCACTTTGAGAAGCGGATACTGATAAAGCAATCTTTAAGAAGTGTGATACTCTTCTTTGGCAATACTCTGATAGATTAGGATCAGTAGGTTCGGGTGGTAATCCCGCTTCAATGTCTTGGTTGATTGTATCAAAAGCTTTTTCATCTAATGTCATCGGTCCATACATCTTAGCAATCTCTGCTAAGTCATGTCGTAAATTAATTACATCAACATTACTTACTCTATCTTGTAATAAAGATTGTGGAATCTTTTCACCATCATAGAACACAGGAATAATTCTAGATAATAAACCTTGTGATCTTGCATCCTCTGGTAAGTTATCTACAAATTGTTCTGGTGTTGAACAAGCAATCCAATTTAAACAAGGACCTTTGATTACATACTCACCCGCTGTTTTTGTTTTATGAGAGTATTCATCTTTACTATCCCACATATCTGTCAAAAACATTTGTAAGTATCTTTCATTTCTAGATAAGAAAGTTCCTATCTCTGATGTAACTAAAGTCAATGATGAATCATAAAAGTTATCTGATGGTGTAGATAATCGCGTATCTAATCTTGAAGACTTAAACATATCTACAGCTAACTTCTCTGGTGTAATCCTATCTTGAATAGAATACAATGGATACTTCATTAAACCATACTCTTCTAGTCCTGTATTGTAAGTAGCATGGTCTGGTTGCGAGCCAGGCGGTGTAGTTAGTTTGCTAAATACTTTACTAAATGGCAAGTTCAAACTAACAGATTTGTTTCTGCCAGGACCAGCTATCAATACAACGAATATATTCGAACGTATATCGTAGTTAGGCATTGGAAACCAAACGCGTCTGCCAAGTGCGCCCGCAACAGAAGAGATCGCTGACCATCTTCTAAATAACTTGGGTATTGGGCTACGTGCTGTAGCGTTTACACAAGCTTCAATATAATCTGGATATACTCTAGACACTTTGCCCCCTTTCCCATGTTTTCATATCTTTCCAAGTGTGTCCTACTTCAACCGAAGAAGGAATAACTAAAGTCTTACCGTTGACATCTATAGGATTTGTCATACAGTCCACAATCTTTGGCATGAGTTCGTCTACCTTTTCAATAGGAACTTGTCCTAAAATCGCGTCGTGTACTTGTCCTAGTATCTCAACACCATCATCACTTAACTCATTCCATACACGATACAATCCCATATTTAATAAGTCACCGATGGTTGACTGCGGAACAAACGCAATCGCCGCACGTAATGTGGTAGCTTCATTGAGCCTGTTCCAAAACTGTCTTCTGCGACCGAGTGGTGTAATGAGTGTACCTGTATCTAGTAGCTGTTGCTGTACGCTTTCATGCCACTGACGGATACCTTCGAACGCACCCTCAATTCGCAATGTGCCCCCACCCAAGTCCTTACCTTTTACAAGGAGTTCATCAAAACCTGCGTCGGGATTTTGTTTGTGCCATCTTTCGACGGAAGCTTTCGCCACTAGACCACCATAATAAAGTAACTGGAATCTTGTAGCGTGTGCTATTTTAATCTGTAAATGTCTGCCTAGTGATGTAGCGGATAGCCCGTAGTTTGTACCATGACCTGCACGTTTACACATATCACGATAAGAGAAGTGTAAGTAATAAGGTTTCTCTGCTAGTTCTCTTTCCTGTTTCGCGTCACCACTCCACCCCATATTTTTCCAAACCATTTTAACCACGGTGGTATGCAAGTCACCACTCTCACAAGCTTGAATATATTTATCATCACCTGTAATGTATGCAACCACACGAGACTCAGCTTGTTCCAAGTCTGCATAGAACATAACCTTCCCTTCATCGGGTATGAAAACGGAGCGCAAATCTTTTGTAATGTTTTGAAGATTTGTACCTGTGCCCCAAGGAGCCTCCGATGAAGACCATCTCCCCGTCTCAGTGCCTGCTACATTATAAGAACAACGGATTCGGTTATCTTTATCTCGTGTGGTTTCTAGAACACTTAACTGCTTGTCGATATCTCGAAGCGCTAAAATCGCGTTAGCAAATGGCTTGGCGCGTGGGTATTCTCGGCGTAAGTGTTCCAACGCTTCTCTGTCTGTGGATACTTTTTGTTGTCCTTTTTTATAGGACATGATCTTAGGTATGCCTAAGTGTACATAAAATAAATCTTGTAATTGTTTGGGTGATGCATGGTTTAAATCTTTACCTGTTACTGCATTAGAAAACAGATGCAACATTCTTTCTAACTTGAGCCTCTTCGCCTTGAGGGGGGCACGCATATTTTTGACGCGGTCTGTGTCAACACGTAAACCCTTGAGGGTCATAGCCATCGCAGTCTTAAGACTGTCTAATTCAAACTGATATGTTTTGGAAGTGGTGTCGTCTAGTTGTAACTTGATCTTCTGCCATATCTCTTGGGTAACAGCACAGTCTAGTGCGCAGTAAGTCCAAAGAGTCTGCTCGCTATCAAGCTTGATATTTTGTATATCTACATTCTTTATAATATTTGCCATCGCTTTTGTCTCCCATGTTAATCGTAGTCCCGTTCAATAATCATATCTATATAATGTTTTGCTTTTAATAAATCTTCTTTACCACCTTTCGATGCATGCCTACATATATACTTAATCGCATTACCTTCAGCAAACAATAGTTTATTGCCGTTGATAAATTGCGATGGTTGTATCTTGTAATCTTTGTAATGACTACCGCCTACTTGTTTTGTATATGCATCACTCATAAAGTTTATCTATGCCTCCCACTATATCGAATATTAAATCTCTTGCTTTCTCAGCATTCAGCTGTGCGTAGTCACACACTATTAGAAAGTCGTCTGTCTTTCCGCGCAACCAAATCTTGGCGCGTTCTTTATTGGAAAGGTTCTCGCTCACCGTACTATCAGATAAGAAGTCTAACAACGCTTGATCTATCACAGCCCTCCACAGCCGTATCTCCCTCTCAACAGTTACCAGATTGTTTGGTATAGGTAACTCCGAGAAATACGGAGCTCTTTTCATTACATCTATTCATCTTTCTTTGTACTCTTTGAAAACTTTGCCATTGTTTTCCACGCGCCTTCGTCTGTATAAATAGAACCTAAGAACCCTAATGCTTTCGGATGCTCGGGTTGAAGCGCATGTTGGCAATGCATCGTATCATGTACAATACCTCGCACGTTTATGTTTTGTTTGTATGCTAACCAAGTGATATCATAGAATTGATTCTGTGCTACCTTGGTAATCTTTTCATTCTCTAATATTTCTTTTACCCAAGACCATGCTTGTTGTTCATGAGCAACATTGGTCCAATAGTTTTTGAGTACGTTTCGTTCGTCTTTGAATGGTACAACCATAGCGACAGTATCGCTTGGAGCGAAACCAATACAAGTAATAAAACCGCCGCCTGTTTCAATGTCGAAACTGAGTGGCTGATCTTCGTTATTCTCTCTAATATACTTTTGTTCGAAGTCCTCGAGGTCTTTGATTTCTGGTTCAATCCATAACTCTCTTTCTTTTATTTTAATTTC